AGGGCTGCCGCTATACTTAAAACGAGCAATAAATAATTCCTTAGGCATACCTACACGTGAAGGATGACAATTAGGAGCTACTTGATCCCATGTTGGTTGACCTTCGTAGGTACCTGTATACTCAAGATATCCACCGTGGTAAGTAAACTTAGATTTATCAAACTTAGTCATATTATATCTCCTTAAGAAGTTGCTGACATATAGAATTTTTTTACACCAGATTCCCAAAGCTCTTTAGCTTCTTCATCAGTATCAAACCCGTAATCAGAAGCAAAGTCCATTGAGGATGAAGTAGCTACAGATCCGTCGAAGCCCATCTCTTGCAAATACCAGCAAATAGTCTTAGATGTCTTTGCGATTCCTACTAAATCACCATTTGAGTACATATCAATGTGACCTTCGTCTGCTGTAATATAATCAATCATGTCTTATCTCCTTCTTATACATTAGTTATATACTCTTTTTGAACTAAGTGCAACTGTTTTTTTCAGTTTTTAGGAACTTTTTTCCCATATAAATACATGTAAATAGCAATTAGGAATTGATATGCCAACTTTAGATCCTACAGTTACAGTAGATGTTGATACCTCTTTAACAGGGAGCACTGCTGCTTTAACTAATATTAGTTTGTTACAGCCAACATCATTTAAACTTTTGGTAGATAGAAAAAACTTCCCTAACCTTGAATTCTTCTGCCAGAGTGTATCTCACCCTGCTATCGATATTCCTGCTGCTGATGTACCTTACTCTCGTATCGGTAATATTGCTATGGTTGGAGATAAGTTGACTTTTACTGAGTTAGAGTGTATAATACTAGTTGATGAGAATATGAATGCTTATACGGAAATGTACAACTGGATGCATCGTTTAATTCAAACACCTCAGAAGTCAAGACTAGATAGGTCTTTAACTGATACTGCTCCTCCGACATATTCAGATATAACATTAGCTATATTAAGTAGTCATAATAATGTTACTAGAAGAATAAAATATATTGATTGTGTACCAACAGGTTTAGGTAATATGGCTATGGAAGCATCTGCTGGTGATACAACACAAATTACATTCCCTGTAACGTTTAGATTCTCTTACTTCGAACTAAGCTAAATACATCTATATTATGAGGATACATTATGGATTTGCAAAAGATACTCGACGAATGGTCGAAAGATAGTGTTATTGAGAGAACCGCTTTAGATGAGACATCCAGAGCAACACCTTCACTACATGCTAAATATTTACAGTGGCTAGCAGAGGCTAAGCTAGCTAAGAAGCGTGCTGAGTTCAAGCAGAAAACTTTACTTAAGAAAAAATGGCTATACTACAACGGTAAGATGGATCGCGAATCTGTCGAAGCGTTAGGATGGGAGCCAGATCCTTTTGATGGTCTCAAGATTATGAAAGGAGAGATGGATTACTACTATGATAGTGATCCAGAGATTCAGCAAAGCGAAGAGAAAGTACAGTACTGGAAAACTGTTATAGATACACTTACAGAGATAGTAAATAATCTAAACTGGCGTCATCAGACGATTAGTAATATTATAAGATGGAAACAATTTGAAGCAGGGAACTAATGTTTGAGCACGTAAATCATGGTATAACTTTACCCAAGATGACTAGAAAGACAACAGAGAAGGGTCGTAAGTATTTTACTCCAGAAGGTAATGCTTACCCTTCTATTACTACTGTCTTGAGCATTCTTAGTAAAGACAGTATCATGCGTTGGCGTAAAAGAGTTGGTGAGGAGGAAGCTAATAAAATATCTCACCAAGCTGCTACAAGAGGTACCTCGGTACATAAGTTAGCAGAGGACTACTTAGATAACGTCTCTGATTGGGATTCCAAGGCTATGCCTAATAATCTCTACAGTTTTAGCCATCTTAAAGACATTATAGATAAGCGAGTAAACAACATATGGTTTCAAGAAGAGTTTCTTTATAGTGATAAACTTAAGTGTGCTGGTCAAGTAGATTGTATAGCAGAGTTTGATGGAGAGCTTTCTATCATAGATTTTAAGACTGCACGTAAGCCTAAAAAAGTGGAATGGATTACCAACTACTTTATACAGGCGTCATTTTATGCAGCAGCTTTCTATGAAAGAACAGGTATACCTATTAAGAAAGGTGTTATACTAATTACTGTAGATCATAGTGAACCTCAAGTCTTTACGGTAAACACTCATGATTGGTTGCCTCAGTTTTTAGATGTGAGATATAAGTACAAAGAGTTGAAAGAGAATGGCTGAATTTACTGTACGCTTAAAAGACTATAGTATGTTATATGTTGACTGCGAACCTGGTTATGCAGCAGAGTTATCTGATTACTTTTCGTTCTATGTACCTGGATATAAGTTTATGCCTGCTTATAAAAATAAGGTCTGGGATGGAAAAATAAAATTATTTAATCGCATAACTCACGAGCTCTCTGCTGGGCTATATGCTTATTTAATAAAGTTTGCAGCTGAGCGGTCATATTCTGTTGACACAGAAGAGTCGGATTATGGGTTTCCGATTCCTCCAAGACCTTCTCTTGAGCTGGCTGATTTACTAGCTGACGCAACACTTCCATTTCAGCCTCGAGCTTATCAATACGATGCGATTGAAACAGCCCTAACAAGATCTCGAGCAATTTTATTATCCCCCACTGGCTCAGGTAAGTCATTCATAGCATATCTTTTAATCAAGTATTACCTGTCAAACTTTGACGATAAGGTACTACTCATTGTACCCACTACTTCCTTAGTAGAACAGATGCATACTGACTTCAAAGATTACGGTATGGATATAGATGAGCTCACACATAAAATTTATTCTGGTAAAGACAAAAATACTAACAAACGGGTCATTATATCTACCTGGCAATCTATTTATAAGTTACCTGCGAAGTGGTTTAAGCAGTTTGGAATGGTAGTAGGAGATGAATGTCATGGATTTAAATCAAAGTCTCTCTCTTCTATAATGAACAAATCTACAGAAGCTAAATATAGATATGGTTTAACAGGGACTCTAGACGGTACTCAAACTCACAAACTTATGTTAGAAGGTTTATTTGGACCTGTATATAATGTTACTACAACTAAAGCACTTCAAGATAATGAGACCCTAGCTCCTCTTGATATTAAAGTGTTACTACTAACCTACTCAGAAGAGGTGAGAAAGAACTTTGGAAAAAGAGACTATCAAGACGAGATTGACTTCATCATTGGAAATGATGCTCGTAATAGGCTCATTCGTAATCTGGCTATTGATGCTAGAGGCAATACTCTCGTCTTATTTCGCCTTGTGGACAAGCACGGAAAGCCATTATTCGAGCAGATAAATAATAAGGTAGATGAAGATAGAAAAGTATTCTTTGTATCAGGAGATACAGATACAGCAGACAGAGAAGCTATAAGAGGTATAGTAGAAAAACAAGATAATGCAATCATCGTCGCATCCATGGGAACTTTCAGCACTGGTATTAACATTCGGAATTTGCATAATATCATATTCGCTTCACCAAGCAAGTCCCAAATCAAAGTTCTGCAGAGTATTGGACGTGGTCTTCGACAATCAGATGACGGAAGAACAACCACCCTCTATGATGTCGCAGATGATCTGCACTGGAAGTCAAGAAAAAACTTCGCATTAATACACTCTATAGAGCGTGTTAAGATCTATGAAAGAGAGCAGTTTAATTACAAAATGGTAAAGGTAGATATTAAATGACATACACTCAGTTCAGACTATCTAACGGTGATGAGATCGTAGCTCAGGTTGTGCAGGAACCTGAAGGTGATGATTTTTATATTATAGTTAGAAATGCTATGATGGTAATAAGATCTGAGAATATTGAGAAAGGATATAGATATTATTCTTTCAGACCGTGGATGTCTTTTCAGTTAAATGAAGAATACTTTCAACTGTTGAACTATAATCATATTATAGGAGAAGCTAAACCAGATAAGCTGTTACTTGAGCAGTATTATAGAGCTATAGCTTCAGAACAAGATGATGAAAAACATACTGCAGATAGTGATGGGTCTGAGCTCAAACAGATGAGACGTATGATTGCTAATCTTCGATCAGTTACTAATGATATATTAGAAGGAGACTCTGATAATCAAGGTAATGTTATTCCCTTATTTGATAAAGGAAAGCTTCATTAATGGAAGATACAGACTCATATATAAAGTATCCGCAACATCGTAAGTGGTTTAATAAGTTATGGGTAGCAGAAACATTTGGATACAAATGTGGACCTGCCGGAATAGAGATTCCAGAGACAGGTACATATGTTATTAGACCTATATATAATCTAGCTGGAATGGGAGCAGGAGCTACTGTTAAGCAGCTACCCAAGGGTGATTTTACATCTGTTCCTCCTGGATATTTTTGGTGTGAGTATATAACTGGTAAGCATTATTCAGCTAACTATGTTTGGAAGTATGATAGAGATATGATCAATGGTAAATGGTTACAGCCATGGAAAGGATCATCTTGCTGGGAAGGTACTAATATGCCTATCAATCTTACTAAGTTCGTTGAGTGGAAAAGATCTGACTATATACCAGAAGTACCAGATGAGTTAGTTGTGTTGAGAGACGTTAAAGAGATAAACGTTGAGTTTAAAGGTGATCAAGTTATTGAAGTCCATCTAAGACCTTCCCCTGATCCAGATTACGATCATATCATTCCTGTATGGGCGTCTGATTTTGGTAAAAAGAGAGAGCATATGGAAATGCATGGGTATGACTTTATAGAGAGTTACGATAATGCCAATGGTTATATTGAAGATGCCCGAATTGGATTTCTAGTTAAATAATATATCCCCCCTCCCCATATCGCTATATGATTATATACGATCTGGCGAGAAGTGCAACTACTTTTTTTAGTTGCCACAGTAAAAAAAAGATACTATAATAATATGAATTGAAGGAATTTTATAATGGCAAGAACAAAACGAGCTAGTATTCATTATGTTAACAACAAGGAGTTTTCTCAAGCTGTTGTAGATTATGTACGTGAACTTAACGAAGCTCAAAGTAAAGAAGAAAAACTTCCTGTAGTACCTAACTACATTGCATCTTGCTTTCTAAAGATTGCCGAAGGACTATCTCATAAGTCAAATTTTATTCGCTATACCTATCGGGAAGAGATGGTTATGGATGCTGTAGAGAATTGTCTTCGTGCAATTGAAAACTATAATGTAGAAGCAGCTACCCGTACAGGTAATCCAAATGCATTCGCATACTTTACTCAGATCTCTTGGTATGCATTCCTTCGTCGTATCGCTAAGGAGAAGAAACAACAAGATGTTAAACTAAAATATCTCTCTCAAAG